CTTGTCCTGGTAGTTGAGTATCAAACCCAGTTGAATCATATGAATCAATGTCTCCTAGTGGTTTATCAATATTAACATCACCTTGAAGTGCTGGAACGTTAGATGTTGTATCAATAAAATATTGATGTATATTTGGGACACCTTGCCAATCACAATCAACCATTGAACCCATTTGTATTATATCAGTAGCAAACATTTTATGTCCAAGTTTTGATGATACCGTATAATAGAATTCACCTTTATATCTTTTTATCATACCTTGACGTGCCTTCTCCCAAGATTTAGTATTTACCGTTGATTTATCTGGGTCTACTAAATTAAACTCTGATATAGGAACAGGGTTTGAGTATGTACAACTATCCATAAAATAAATATTTCTACATTTATTGTCTGGTATATTATTATCATCATTATCAACACCTAATTCAAAATCTTCACAATCCTCATCACAGAAATTCATGCGTCCTTTACCTTTCTTTTTAATCTTAACCTTTATTAAGAATAGATAAAGGCTACCATTAACCCAGTCATTATAAAAGTCATAAGTAAATACATCTAAGGATTCAGCTAACCCAGCAGCTACACAATCAACCCAACCAGCGAATGGTGTTGCATGACCTGGGTCACCGTCATATGGGTAAAAGAAAACAACTTCTGGTAGAATTACAGGTGGTAAATTTCCGTTATTATCAACATTACTATCAACTGGTGGTAGAAGCATGTCTTTAGCTGCTGATTTTAGTGTCGCATTCCACGTTTGTTTTATTGGTGGGAAATTAGCTTTCCACCCACATATAGCGAACTTTATCCCATCCTCTTGGGCTGAACAACCCATTGTAACATAAGGTATATATGGGATTATAGGTTCACCACAAGCACCGAAACAATCACCATCAACACAGCTTTTATTCATACACGACTTACATCTACATTTAGCCTTTTTTGAGCTGCTACCAAATACGTATTTAAGACTACAAACTATGAGTCCAATTGTCGCTAAAACATAACAAATAATACTTAATACTGCATTAAGTATAAAAAATACTATATTGATAATCGGTATAATTATTGTGTTAATCATACAAATAATTGTAGCTACAATAGTGAGTATCATACAAATTAACATGAATATTGGATTTGTATTAGTATCTAATTTATTAAATGGAAATGATGAGTTAACTCCTTCATTAGTATCTTTTATACCAACAAAGTGTCTATTTGAAACCGAATTATTAGGTTGTACTCTGGCAATATAATTTTTAACACTATAAATCTTATTCCAATAAAGTGTACTAAAACTACTTAGTTTTGTATCATTATCAAAATTATAATCAACCTTATCTGGAATCCAATTTCCAATTTCTGGAGTTCCTACTTGAGTATTATATGGATTATGTGGTACTAAGGTTTTAGCTCTAGTTCTAAGTCTACCTTCCCCGCCAGTATTATTCATACTTATTCTAAATCTTACTTCACTTCTGGTTGGTATACCTCTGCTTGTATCTTCAGTAAGTTTCATGGTACCGTCTTCATCGGTAATCATATAATCTAAATTCATAGGGATTAAATAAGACCATGTACCGTCTTCATCTATTACTTGACCTCCCTTAACATCAAATCTTTCAATGTTTCCACCAGGAGTCTTCCTAATCATCTCTATTTGCCCTTCACTAGTAATTAAATCTTCTACCTTACCTAATTTCTTACTAGCCTTACATTTTTTATTTATACTATGTTTTTCACTATCACTAAAAATTGAACCTATAAATAATGCGGATGGTTTTATAGTAGTCTTTAAGTCAATATCATGTCTAGTAATACCTATTTCACATTCATCTACGTCACCCCAAAATGGAATTATAGTAACACCAACTGGTGAATTAGTTTTAATTTGATTTAGAGTACTTGTTTCATTACGCCCCTTATATTTAGTTGGTGACTCGAATGAATTTATACTGGCTCCATCATCCATTAAATTAAATGGTTTCTGTGAATATATACCAATATCTGATAAATCAACATCAACATGCATAAGGTGGCTTCCAACTGGAATACCGAATATCATATAATCACCAGAATCATTTGTTGTTGTTGTAAATTTATAATATTTACAATATATTTCACCCATTTCTGGATTATCTTGTACTTCTCTCTTACTAGGAAATGTTCCGACTGATGTAAAGCAATCATCAGTCTTATCACCAACTTTAGGTAGAAGATTGTATGGAATACCATTTATATCTTTATCTGTAACAACTTCAAATGGGTAAAGTCCGAATATTTCTGGGTCAAGAGCGTCTTCTTTATCAATAGGTATAAATATAGATACCTTGGCGTTAGGAACCCCAATTCCACGATTGATTATAACTCTACCTATAACAGAACCATAGTCAGAGCAGAAGCGTCTATATACTTCTTCTTGAGATATCTTAAGTGATAGAATTTCAATAAAATCAAACTTTTGGTTTATTTTTATATTTATATTCTGACTAGTACCTGGAATTGTTTTTAACCTAATATTATCGGACATTTATATTATTTATCTTCTTCGTTTGTTATATTATCTACATCAAGATATATTATTTCATCCTCTTCTTCAATATAATTATCCATTCTTTTTAAACCTAACGTTTCTCTTTCTAAATCCATTTTTTCTCTTTCTAGATTCATTTTTTCTCTTTCTAACTCCATTTTTTCTTCTCTTATATCTTCTTCTTCTTCTTTTCTATCTTCTCTATCTTCTTGTCTACCTTTAAACCATTTATTTATACCAACAATAAGACCTTCAATATCAACACTACCATCATAAAAGAATACCTTACCTAATGTATAAATAGAGAAGGGGATAACAATTATTGATAATATTACCGAAGTAATTAAAAATAAGACTACATTAACAAAAATTATTAACGCTTTAATACCTATTGATTTGTTTTCAATAACGGTATTAGGTTCATCACTACCACCAAACAATTTTCTTTTTTCTTTACAACTACTACAACCCATAACTTTTTTTTTATTTTTTATATTTTAATTTATTATGTTAAAATATAAGTATAATTTATGATAAAGTGAACCTTACTTCACTCTTACTTTTATATCAGTATCTGAATACTTGATTTCAAACATACCTACTGGGTCACCGAATAACGTGTATTCACCTAATAAATCTACTTCTCTAGTGGCATTATCGATATAAGGTTGTGGTATTTCGTTAGGAGAATATTTACCTTGACCAACCTTATTATAGACTTTTATATCAACAACATTAAGAACTCCAGGTACATTATTAATTTGTTCAATCAATTGAGCAATATAAATATTATCACCCATACCCCATTTATCAATGCTAAAATAAGCTGTAACAGTATTAATTACTTGAGCTATTATTTCTGATTGAGAAAATTGTTTATCAACAAATAAATCGATATCAAATCCTAAATTATAAACCTTTCCATTATCTACCTCAACATAATCATTAAGCATTCTATAATCAGATAAAAAGGTTGCTATATTCTCCTTAAGTGTTGATGTAGCGTTTGTACTAAGTTTACCAGTATAGTCAAGCGTAAGAATATAAACCTTAACCTTATTTTGTATTTCCATTACATTATTTCTGAATGGGATACCAAATTCACCTGGCATAAGGGCTATTCTAGTCTTATAATCCTCTATTGTTACACATCTTTCTTGGGATGCAAAATTATATCTTACAAGGTTTCTTAATTCTTCTATTGAAGGTTCGTTCTTACCACCCATTGCTGGTAATGGATTATTAACAGATAATGAATTCCTTACTTTTTGATTTATTGTTACATCTGGACCATTAACAATCATTTCAACACTTGTAACTGTCTTAATTGTATTAGGTCCTATATTTGTACTAGAACCACCTCCAACCCTATAAGAGATAAACATTGTCTTATTAGCTGTTGGTGTAATACCTAATGAAAGGTTATTAATAAAATCACCAACTCTACCTACTAAGGATTTATTAACGTCAAATTCACAAAGTGCGGATATATCTTGGGAACCGCCACCGAATATCACCTTAGTAAACCCATTATCAGTATATTCTCTAATGAATCTTTGATTTATCTTTTTAAATTTACCTGGTTTTACTGTTGAGTCATCACTAACTCTAGTGCTATCCGCAATAAACACAATATCATCAGCTAAAGCACTAACTTCAAACCATCTAATATTTTCATCATAGAATTGACCTGTTGTTGGGTTACTTGTATAGTCAGTACCTTCAAGTGTAATAATAGAATTAACTGATAATACATTATCTTCTGGTAATACTACTTCAAAGAATGGTCTTACATCAGCTTCACTAAGAACTCTCTTAAGAATCTTTGTCGTACCATTGATTACCATTTCTCTCTTGGTGATTGTATAATTAATTATTATATTGTTTGAATCATAGTTAGGTATTACTGTTCTATTTGGAATACCGCTTGAATTAAATGGAGATGAAAAATCTATTTCATCAATAGCTTCAAATACCTTGCCAGCACCATTAACTTGTACACCTCTTCTAATGTGTGGTGCGTAAGTTAAATTCCAAGTATCACCTTTTACTGGAAGTATTGCTGAAAAATCACAAATAGTTACTGAAGGTCTATTACCTGGTACTTTAAGGCCGAATGTTCTAGCCATTGATAAGATTGAACTTCTTTCTTGAGCAAAATCAATTTGTGTCTCTTGAAACATTCTATCCGTGTGAAATGAAAGCATATCACCTACAGCAGCATTTAATTCAAGAAGCATCATACCTACAGATGCGTCATTGTAATCATTAAAAATGTCTGGATAATATTGTTTTACGAAATTTATTAGTTCCCCTCTGACATCAGCAAAGTTTCTAGCGTAATAATTAATTTTTGGCATATCTATTTTTTTATATTTGTATTATAACAAAATCTGTTTCTTGAAAGACATCATCTGTAATTGTGTAATCAATTCTAACTGAAACAGCATACTCACTTACTTTACTTTCTTCAACTATTATCTCCTTAATTTGTAAGTTTGGTAAGTATCTCTTTACTGTTTCATTAATATTAGTCTTTATGTTAATTCTAGTAACATCATCATTTAACTCAAAAATGTATTTAAGAAGGTCTGTACCGAAATCTGGCATATAAAGACGTTCACCCTTTCTAGTTAGTATAAGATGCATTAAATCGGCTTTAATAGCATGTTTATCGATATTATTAAGTTCTATAAAGTCTCCTTTACCACTTTCTTTGAAGGGAAACGCTATATTTATGAATTTTCCATTGTCAGCCATATTACTTTCTTTGTTAGATAAATATTATAATAAATATTTTTCGAAAATAAATAGACTAAATAAAAAAAGGCGAAACCTTTCGGAATCGCCTTTAATTTTTAATTAATTATTACTATTTCAACATCGCAGCCTCACGCATCGCATCCACC